TGCGCATCATGAGCGGCATGGGTGGATTAGCGTATGCCAGTTAGTCATATCATGTCATCATATCCAATTATTTTCAAAAACATTTCTTTCGAAGTTCTTACACAGACTTTTGAATTAAATTCTATTTACAAATGTTCACCGTTTCATCTAAAATTTATCCTAAAGTTTATCCTAAAGTTTATCCTAAAGTTTATCCTAAAGTTTATCCTCCTAAAGTTTATCCTAAAGTTTATCCTAAAGTTTATCCTAAAGTTTATCCTAAAGTTTATCCTCCTAAAGTTTATCCTAAAGTTTATCCTAAAGTTTATCCTAAAGTTTATCCTAAAGTTTATCCTCCTAAAGTTTATCCTAAAATTTATCCTAAAGTTTATCCTAAAGTTTATCCTAAAGTTTATCCTCCTAAAGTTTATCCTAAAGTTTATCCTAAAGTTTATCCTAAAGTTTATCCTAAAGTTTATCCTCCTAAAGTTTATCCTAAAATTTATCCTAAAGTTTATCCTAAATCGCGTTTGGAACCACACTGATGTGTTAAAAAGGGTCGTTTTGCTGGTATTTTTGACGTGTTTTGCGGGTTTTTGAAAAGTGCCAGCAAATATTTCCCATCAAAAACTACGCTACCGTAGCCGATTGACGTGAATTTCTTATATTTCTTGTTTTTTTAGAGGTTGCAGATAAAAAAAATAAAGGAAACAAGGGACCCTCAAAAATATATGGTGGCGATGAAAAAAAACCCGAAATACCCGATTATCCGGAAATCAGGCCACGGCAACGCAGTTATGGTCCCCAAAGGCGAAATAAAAACAAGAAATATCTCCCGGTCAAAACACCTTTGAACACATCAGTGTGGTTCCAGCCGCGAATTTTCATAAAGTAAAATAAAACGTCCTTAAAAAATCATTTGGTTTATATATGAATCACAAACACGAACGCGGTCAATACTTTACGGAAGAAACATCTGTGCTGAATAGAGTTCCAATACCGTTTTGTAAGAACGACGACGTTGTAGAACCTGGATCAAACGAAAATATACAATATTGAAAAAAAATATTCCGATAAGGTATCGCGAACAACCCCATGTCCCAACTACCCCCCACGTTTCTAAAAACAACGTTATTTACAAACGAAGTAAGAGGAAATGTCACAGTTAAAGGAGCAGTTATAATTCAGTCAAATGGAAATGCATACGTGTTAGGCAATACTTCTGTCATTACAGGAGTAGGCCAGACGCCTCTGCCGACTGACATCATAGGTAATCTATCCGGAGTATACGCAAACGTAACCACGGTTAACGCAGCAAACGTTAATGTCACCGGGAATGTATCCGCGGAATATTTCCTCGGTAACGGTGCGTTGCTGACCGGTATTGAACAATACGTGTTGCCATCTGAAATCACCGCAGATGTCCTCGGTAACGTCACCGCCACCGGTAATGTATCCGCAGAGTATTTCCTTGGTAATGGTGCCCTGTTGTCCGGCATTGAGCAATATGTGTTGCCATCCGAGATCACTGCGGATGTCCTCGGTAACGTCACCGCGACTGGAAACGTGGCTGCCGAGTATTTCCTCGGTAATGGCGCCTTGCTGACCGGCATCGAACAATACGTTCTGCCATCTCAAATCGCAGCGGATGTCCTTGGTAACGTCACCGCCACTGGAAACGTGACTGCTGATTACTTCATCGGTAACGGATACAACCTGATACTCGATGGTTATACGTTGAAGCCCATGGGCAATGTTGCAAATGTAGAAGTTCGTTTGGCGTTACCCGCACAGGTTGGTACGATCGTGAAACAAACCGATATCGACCAGGAATATCTGCTGCTCGATACACCTGCCAGCGTAGACGCAAACTGGTTGGAATTCACCGGAGCAAACTTCCCGGTTATGAGCGTTTTTGGCCGCACCGGGAACGTTCTGTTACTCTCCGGCGTAGATGTGAACACGATAGGTGGTGCGAGTATCGTAGGAAATGGAGACATCACATCCTTGGCAGTTGATATCACTGGTAACGTTACCGCCACAGGAAACGTGTCCGCGGAGTATTTCTTAGGTAATGGTGCACTGCTGACCGATATCGAACAATATGTGCTGCCCTCTGAAATCACTGCCGATGTCCTCGGCAATGTCACCGCCACCGGAAATGTATCAGCAGAGTATTTCATCGGCAACGGTGCTCTGCTTTCCGGCATCGAGCAATACGTGTTGCCATCTGAAATCACCGCCGATGTCCTCGGTAACGTCACTGCCACCGGAAATGTATCAGCGGAGTATTTCCTCGGTAACGGTGCTCTGCTTTCCGGCATTGAGCAATACGTGTTGCCATCTGAAATCACCGCAGATGTCCTCGGTAACGTCACCGCCACAGGAAACGTGTCCGCTGAGTATTTCCTCGGTAATGGTGCTCTGTTGACCGGCATCGAACAATACGTGCTGCCATCCGAGATAACTGCAGATGTCCTCGGTAACGTGACGGCTACTGGAAATGTATCCGCCGAGTATTTCCTCGGTAATGGCGCTCTGTTGACGGGAATCGAGCAATATGTGCTGCCCTCTGAGATCACCGCCGATGTCCTCGGTAACGTCACCGCAACCGGTAACGTGTCCGCTGAGTATTTCCTCGGTAATGGTGCTCTGTTGACCGGTGTATTGACTGATATTTCTGGAAATTTAGAAATCACCAATATTCTCGTATCTGGAAACGTAGATGTTTCAAACAATGTGAATGTAGACGGCAACGTTATCACAGGAAAACTAATCACAGCGGAGGCATACATAGGAAATGTGAACTCCGGTCAGGTGGTGTCCGGAAACATCACTTCTAACGAGTTCTTCTTCGGCAATGGTGCGTACATTACGGGAATCGAACAATATGTGCTGCCCTCTGAGATCACCGCCGATGTCCTCGGTAACGTCACTGCCACGGGCAATGTGTCCGCTGAGTATTTCCTCGGTAATGGCGCTCTGTTGACGGGAATCGAGCAATATGTGCTGCCCTCTGAGATCACCGCCGATGTCCTCGGTAACGTCACCGCAACCGGTAACGTGTCCGCTGAATATTTCCTCGGTAATGGCGCTCTGCTTTCCGGCATTGAGCAATACGTTCTTCCCTCTGAGATCACCGCCGATGTCCTCGGTAACGTCACCGCAACTGGAAATGTATCCGCGGAGTATTTCCTTGGTAATGGTGCCCTACTGAGCGGTATTGAACAATACGTTCTGCCCTCCGAAATCGCCGCTGATGTCCTCGGTAACGTCACTGCCACCGGTAATGTGTCCGCTGAGTATTTCCTAGGTAACGGTGCGTTGTTGACTGGCATCGAACAATACGTTCTGCCATCTCAAATCGCAGCGGATGTCCTTGGTAACGTCACCGCCACCGGGAACGTGACTGCTGATTACTTCATTGGTAACGGGTTCAACTTGGTTCTCGATGGTTATACATTGAAGCCCATGGGCAATGTTGCGAACGTAGAGGTTCGTCTGGCTCTACCTGCCCAGGTTGGTACTATCGTGAAACAGACTGATATCGATCAAGAATATCTACTGCTGGACACGCCCGCTAGTGTAGATGCAAACTGGTTGGAATTCACCGGGGCAAACTTCCCGGTTATGAGTGTATTTGGCCGCACTGGAAACGTTCTGTTACTCTCTGGGGTGGATGTAAATACCATCGGAGGCACCAGCATAGTAGGAAATGGAGATATCACGTCCTTGGCAGTGGATATCACTGGTAACGTGACTGCATCCGGAAATGTATCCGCCGAGTATTTCTTAGGTAATGGCGCCCTGTTGTCCGGCATCGAACAATATGTGCTGCCCTCAGAGATTACCGCCGATGTCCTCGGTAACGTCACTGCCACCGGGAACGTATCCGCCGAGTACTTCCTCGGTAACGGTGCTCTGCTTTCCGGCATTGAGCAATATATCCTGCCCTCTGAGATCACCGCCGATGTCCTCGGTAACGTCACTGCCACCGGAAATGTGTCCGCTGAGTACTTCCTCGGTAACGGTGCTCTGTTGACCGGCATTGAGCAATATGTGCTTCCCTCCGAGATCACTGCGGATGTCCTCGGTAATGTGACTGCCACCGGTAACGTGTCCGCCGAGTACTTCCTCGGTAACGGTGCTCTGCTTTCCGGCATCGAGCAATATGTGCTGCCCTCTGAAATCACCGCCGATGTTCTCGGTAACGTGACTGCCACTGGGAATGTGTCCGCTGAGTACTTCCTCGGTAACGGTGCTCTGCTTTCCGGCATCGAGCAATATGTACTGCCCTCAGAGATCACCGCCGATGTCCTAGGTAACGTCACCGCCACCGGTAATGTGTCCGCTGAGTACTTCCTCGGTAACGGTGCTCTGCTTTCCGGCATCGAGCAATATGTACTGCCCTCAGAGATCACCGCCGATGTCCTCGGTAACGTCACTGCCACTGGTAACGTGTCCGCGGAGTATTTCCTAGGTAACGGTGCTTTGTTGACCGGCATCGAGCAATACGTGCTGCCTTCTGAGATCACCGCCGATGTCCTCGGTAACGTCACTGCCACTGGTAACGTGTCCGCGGAGTATTTCCTAGGTAACGGTGCCCTACTGACAGGCATCGAACAATACGTGCTGCCTTCTGAGATCACCGCCGATGTCCTCGGTAACGTCACTGCCACTGGTAACGTGTCCGCGGAGTATTTCCTAGGTAACGGTGCCCTACTGACAGGCATCGAACAATACGTACTGCCCTCCGAGATTACCGCGGATGTCCTCGGTAACGTCACTGCCACCGGGAACGTGTCTGCGGAGTATTTCCTAGGTAACGGTGCCCTGTTGAGCGGCATCGAAACATATGTTCTTCCCTCGGAGATTACCGCCGATGTCCTCGGTAACGTCACTGCCACCGGGAATGTGTCTGCGGATTATATCATCGGAAATATCGCATTATTGACCGATGTCACTGCCACTGGTAACGTGTCTGCTGAGTACTTCCTTGGCAACAGTGCATTGTTGGCCGACGTTACTGCCACTGGTAACGTGTCTGCGGATTATGTCATCGCGAATATCGCATTATTGACCGACGTCACTGCTACCGGTAACGTGTCTGCGGATTATGTCATCGCGAATATCGCATTATTGACCGATGTCACTGCTACCGGTAACGTGTCTGCCGAGTATTTCATCGGCAATGGCGCATTGCTGACCGATGTCCCTTCCACTATCCCGTCTGAGATCACCGCCGACGTCTTTGGTAATGTCACCGCCACTGGAAACGTGGAGGCTGCTTACATCGTAGGTAACGGTGCGAACATGTCAGGTGTCGCAACGTTAGACTCTACAGGTTATATACAGCAACAATATCTCGACGGATATCTCACTGTACCACAGGGTTATGTCGCAGATACGGCAGCTCGTCTTGCTCTAGGCGGGGGTGATCTACCCATAGGTTCTCTCGTCAGACAATCGGATGACGGAAACTCGTATCTGCTAACCGCATCACCATCCAATGTCGACCTAAATTGGTTGAATTTCGAAGGCGCAAATTTCCCGGTGAATACTGTATTCGGACGCACTAATGATGTTTTAGCGGCTTATGGCGATTACTCCGACGACTACATAGAATTGTCTGCAAATGTTGGAACAGTTCCGGGAGGAAACTCGCTGTCTGAAGCATTGGAATACTTAAACAACCGTGTCACGACGAATCTCTCTCTAAGTGGCAATGCGACAGCTTCATACTTCCTGGGTAACGGCGCGCTGCTGACCGGTGTAACTGCTACGCTCCCGACCACCGTCACTGCGGATGTTCTCGGCAATGTCACCGCCACCGGAAACGTATCTGCAGAGTATTTCCTCGGTAATGGTGCACTTTTGGAAGGCGTTTCGACTACACTTCCGACCACAATTTCTGCGGATATTCTGGGCAACGTTATCGCTACCGGGAATGTGTCGGCCGAATATTTCGTCGGAAACGGCGCGTTCCTAGAAGGCATTGCTCCTCCTGCTAGATACTTGGCGGCAGTGCGGGCTACAAATCAAACCATCTCGTCTGGAAACTGGTCCAACATCAACGTCATTATGAATTCGGTTCGCGAGAGTGACGGTATCACGTATAACTCTACCACGGGGGTGTTTACTCTGGAGGGCGGAGTCACATACCGCATTACTGCGCAATTAGGATGGCAAGCGGCGTCCAACTACTTCTACGCATTTAGACTAGTCAACAGCACCACTGGTGTTCAAATTGGCCCATCGTCGGAAACGTTGCCACCGTCTCTCACATCTTCCAATACTCCCGCTCCTGTTCTTGATATCATAGTAACTCCTTCGACGACCACGGATTATCGTCTGAGAACTGCAGTGGGTATGACAGCAGGTTCTGGCGAACAAATACGGTCCGACGTAGGAACGTTCTTGAACATCGTCCAGCTTGGTAGTGGGTGGAATACCGGTCTGCCGTCCACGGGAAACATCGACATCATAGGTAACGTGACGGCCCCTGGAAACGTCATCGTATCTGGGCAAGTAAACGTCACCGGGAACGTGTCGGCAAATTACTTCCGTGGTAACGGAGCGTTGCTGACGGGCATTCCCAACGGTCCGGCGTTTTCGGTGTACTTTGGAAACTTGGCAACTCAGACGATAAGCACCACTGGTAACACGACTCCATTATACTCTAACGTCGTGTATGACACTAGCGGCGGGTTCAGCTTGGCTACTAGAGCATACACGCCAGGGGTTGCTGGATATTATCAGGTAAATGGGTCATGTGCATGGGGACCTACCGCGGGATCTGGTGAAATGCAGGTTCATTTGCTCAAAAATGGATCTAGACACAAGACTCTGACGCAAATATACTCATCAGGCGCGTCGCATAACTACATCACATCAGGGTCTTACATCGTGCAGTTATCCAACACCGATTCCATCACAGTTTCCATCGCTCAGACTATGGGCAATACTCAGACTATCATCGGCGGATTAGATACTGGGTTTACAGCCACGTTGATCGCCAAGTAAAATCTTAATTTTGTCTTACATATTTGTCGATATGGAGATGTTTTCGTATCGACAAACTAATTAACGAACAATGCTTTGTTATGATTATGAAGCGAAAGCTAAACAGATCATATCGTCAAATCTAGTCTGCTTATGATCGCACCTGGAAAAGTGTTTAGCTGGCGAAAGCAAGACCCCCCATACCACTCGCTATGCGAAGAACGTTGAAATTGGGGGCGTAAATCTGAACGCGTCCACTTGGCAAGCTGGCATTCAACACGACCTGTAGTTGCGCCGAATCGTACCGAGTGAAGTTGGCAGACCCGTTAGGCTGCTTGGAGTCGGCGTCTTCCAACGCAAACGAGTATACATATATTGACTTGCTTGGCACGCGAACGTGATGTTCGTAGGGTTGCACTAGACGGAAATAGGCACCTGGGCGTGCAGAGAAGCGATCACTACCGTTGATAATGAGTTTTACCTCTTCGAACACCTCAGTTCCATTGCCGACGGGTAGAGGAATCTCGTAGTCGAAAATGTTATTACCGTCAACGGGGTCGGAGTCATACGTGCTGGCAGCTTGGTAAACGAAAACAAGTTCCCTTACGGGGTGGTTGAAGTTTAGAGTAAATTTACGGTTCTGAGAACCAGATGGGGCGGTCGGGGAAGTAACGGGCTCAGACCCCTGCCACTGCAACTGAGTAACCAGGTATTCGTGTTGGATCTCTGACATCCTAATGCGTTCGGGCGCATCTAGGAACACGTAGTCGCAGTATAGCTTCATGTTGGTTATCGCGAGGGGTGTCGCGCCGTTCTGAGAAGTCAGACTGGTGATGGGGTAATTGCACTTCACACAATTCAAATACGTGTTGATGTCAAAGTTCATTTTCAGTTCGTGATATGGAAGGGCGACCAGAGGCATATACAGCCCAGGGTTCCTGTTGTAACAGAATTTCATCGGGACGTAGTAGGTTCCTCCGGCAGCCATGCTGAGGTCCCAGTTGTTCTTGTAATATGTAGGATCGTAACGCCCGACCATCTTGTTGTATCCCGCTAATTTCTCAGAGGTTTCCGTCAGCTCAGTCCACACGTCCCACCAGTTGGAGTAGTGCTTGTCTATCCGCTGACCACCAAGCTGGAGCTCGATAGAGTTAAACAGTGCCAGACCCACTCCATTGACATAGCGCAAGTTAGAAGTTGGGATGCTCACGTTGGAAATAGCATTACTCACTAATCCGTTCCCGACAAAGTTCATGTAGGGCCATGTGATAATGTTGGCGACATACTTAGACGTATTCCCAATGTCAGAAACGTTGGCACTAGAAGTGTAATAAGATCCATCCACATTGCTATATGCCGCAATAAGGTTGGAATACACACCGGCATTGTTGGACTGCCAGTAGTTACCGGAGGCATCCGTGAATACGTTACTCAGTGCAGCCACGTTGGTAGTGTTGGTGAGCGTCGTAGACCCCAGGGAAATTGGTGGGGTAGGGGTGATGTTGTACCCTTGAAGGCTCGGCAGAGTGACCTCAATCCACACGGGGCCGCAAAGATCACCATTACGAGAAATCGTGACCGTCGGGAATTTGCCGAAGTCCGCGATCCCGTCGAATTGCTGTTGAATGCTCTCGAGCGCAAAGTTCGTGTATCTCCTGTACACGGACTTAAAAAACGTGATCTGGGGATTTCCGGTGAGATATACATCCTGAGCACCGTAACTTACGAGCTGCGCAATTCCGCCTGGCATGGTAAGCTTTACTTATCATATAAGTTTATTTTTTTTAAGTTATTACACAAACGTATATGTAGGATAATTAGAACTCTTGACACGTTTGCGATATTTACTCGATATCTTATCAATCTCTTTCCTATCGGTAATCATCGGATTCAGTTTTCTAGCAGCATCCATGGAGGATGTATATTCAGTTCCGTCTATAATTACCGCCTGTCGTTGTGTCTTGGTGCCGTCAAAACAACCAGTGTCGTGAGCAGCGAACACATTACCAGAATGATCAGTTAGTTCGAGATTATCCAGTGAATTGTTTAACGGGTCGTTGTCAATATGGTTGACTATCATACCATCTGTAATGGGACCTCTAAATAGTTTCCAAACAGCATTGTGAAACTTTATTGATCTACCACCATCGTCAATTCTCGGGTATCCTTTGCTAGTTGATAATTCGTATGAAAATATTTTTTTCTTATAGCCATGGCAAAATTCTATGGTAAGGCGATTCATATTTCCAATCCATATTTTGTATGGTTTACTCTCTCTTAGTAATTTCCACTCTTCGTTAGGAAGGTCTGGTAGACTTGGGGGGCATGACCATATGTAATTCTTATGAGTTTTCTGTTTGTTGTTCAGACATTTGGATATGTTCCCCGTGTCAAAATCTCTAGTTTTGGCGTCTACAGTAGATTCAAAACTCACAATTTCTCCCGAGCTTATATGCGTTCCAATAATGGGACAGCTATCTATACGAGACTTGTGAATGGATTGATTACGATTCTGATCTCCGCGTGATAACCAACGCAAATTCCAAAGACAATTGTTCTTGGGATCTCTGTTGATATGATCAGCGGTAAACTCGTCAATTGGCTTTCCATTAAACGTCGAACACATAGCACGATGTGTATATATTTTGTGACACACGCCATCAGCATCCACTATACAGGACACGTTGTAATGAGCTTGGCCAGTTGACAATAGTTCATCTTTATCATTTCTTTTATCTCCAAATACATCAATGGTATGTCTTGGAAACGTGAATAAGTCTCCAGTTTTATGACAGTAGTATTTCAAAGGAGTTTTAGAATTATCCAGATCGAAATCGAAAATTACATTAAGCATATTGGACATATAAATATCACGATTGTATTCTTCGTCTGATAACATTTTATAAAACACGAATAGATACTTTGTTTAAATACTTTACGGTGACAATATATTACACGCGATTGGTCAATTTATCAGCCACAATCTTGATTAAAACCACGTTAGATTTCACCAATAGAGTCGGGCACTGATGCGATTCCATCAATCGATGTTTTTCGCAAAAAGTTCCTTCACACTTGCACGCGAATCCTAGGACTCCGACCTTCTTCTGACAAATAACGCATCTAGTCATACTAAATTATGACATTATTTTACGTCTCTAGTAGTTATCAATGATTTGACGATATGATATCTTCCGTATCGACAAAACACACTTTGATACATCTACTTTTTCTTCAGTGGGAATTTCTTCTCCCGATATTTCCTAATAAAACTTTCGTCTTCATTGGCGCGAGCCGCGTACAGCGGGTTGCTCTTTTTGAAATATATACTCAAGACATTTATACGTCCAATGAGTTTGTTCAGACCATCCCTGCTTTTACGATCTGCCATTGCTTTCCTGAGTGCTGCGCGACGAGTATCGCGAGTATCTTTAACATGGTAGCCATATTTTTCCAAAGATCCTTCGTTTTTCAGTACGATTTTTACGGTTTTCTGTGCCATATGTTATTACAGATATTAATTCTTTGTTGGCCATTTATAAAAATCAGGTCGAAGTGCGATCTTTTCTGCGATGCGCTCTCTGATGATAGCAAGTGCCCGCTCATCCGGTTTGTAGTCTCCATTCCAATCCGGAGAATACATCACGTCATCGGGGTCGAACTTGGCATCTCGGTTGATGTTGTATTCTCTGGCGATGAGCTCCTCTGTGAGTTGCTCGTATCTTTTCCTCAGATATCCACCCTTGTCGTAAAAAAACAATACATGACCTGCATAACACAATAATTTAACATATAATTAATGTTTTATAATCAAGAAATGCAAAACTGAAAAATCAAAAACAGCATACAAACGTGTATGGAAAAGTATCAACTAACCTGTGTTTAGACAGAACTCCTTCGGTATCTTATTGAGTATCTTTTCTATAGATTGAGTCTTCAGCGAACGTGCCAGAGATCTGGGTATCATTTTGATCTCTCTCCACTCCGCCATGGCGTGTTGGTTAGCGAGTTCACCCACGGGAACAAGGTTAATTCTGGTCATTTTAATTAAAAATCGTCTTCATTTCCAGTGTTTATACAGATTTCATATCCAGGGTCAAATGACATGTCAAATAAAGTTTTTTAGTCTATTTTCAGGAATATACTTATGTATGTCGGTGTTTAATATCAATTTTTTACGACCATCCGATAAAATGTAATAAAACTTTTTCTTGAGAGGTATGTAATGTATTTTGGACTTTATCTCGCGAGTGTCTAGTTTTGAAATGTGATAAAACCCGGTGTTTATATTTGCCATCGACTTGACGGGAGTTGGCGATCTTGTGGGAGTTGGCGATCTCGTGGGAGTTGGTGATCTTGCGGGAGTTGGTGATCTTGCGGGAGTTGATGATCTTGCGGGAGTTGATGATCTTGCGGGAGTTGATGATCTTGCGGGAGTTGATGATCTTGCGGTTTTCATCGATGGTCGCGAATACAATCCTTGGAGTTGACGAGGAGATATTGCTGATATTAACGGCGATGTATTGGTAGACGATCTGGATGGTGATGATCTGAAGGGTTTTAAAAATGCAGTTATTGGCAATGATTTAACGGGATTTCCTTTGACAAATCTTCCAGTTTTCGGATTTATCATTTTTCCTGAAGGAATTTTATTTTTATTATATTGTTGTAATACCTTCAAATACGTAGGATTGTTTTTTATCGTCGAATAATCAATTTTTTTTATTTTTTTGAGATTATCTATATAATAAAATGCCGCGTACGGATTTTCTAATTTGTCATCAAAGTAAACATCATAGCCGTCATGTTTTATATTTGTTCGAGTGCCTTTAATTTGATCTTCTTTTTTATTTGTTCGAGCGCCTTTAATTTGATCTTCTTTTTTATTTTTAGACACTCTCTTTCCTCTACACGTATCTTTTGACACCACTCTGGATAATTTCGTCATATCATCAATTTGTATGGCTTCTGTAGATTTTTTCCCTTTGTATACAATCCAGATTCCAACTCCATCAATTGCATATGTTTTACCATTCTTAATAACGGTGGTTTTGGAGGCAGCATCATTCATCGTCATAAATATCACGGTTTGTTTGTCGTCATTAAATTTATCGGGAATGAAACCATTTACTATCGATTCTTTATGAGAACTCAATAGCACGATGCCATTTTCCATACGGGCCACGGGATCTCCATATAATATCACATTGCAGTTTTGACGTCCGTATTTAGCATCTCCATATCTCACACCAAAAATTGCAATTCCAATCAAATTTTTACTTTTGACATTGTCCCACATATATAACGCTATTTTATCATTCCTAATTGGCCAGCATAACTGCGTCGGATCGTCGCCGGTTTGTATTGACCATTCGAGCATCTTTCTTTTGAATACTTGTACATCTTCGTATGCATCCTCATATTTTAGTTTTTTATTAGTTCCTACATGCATATATTGAGCATGCGAATCCTTGACTTTCTCGTCTGCATCCTTGTGATATTTATGAGAAATCCAAGCAATATCATTACCTTGTGAATCGACCAATGCCAAGTCGGATTTAGAAGTAGATTCCCCGGTTCCTTCGAGCTCTTTTTTTTTGAGAGGAGAATGAGCATTGCCAGGGTTTTTGGGTTTAGATCTATCGGTTAATACTCGCATTTTATACACGTCGTTTATCACTCCGGAACGATTTCCATTTGAATCCTCGAACATCAATTTGAATGGACGTTGTATATTATTATCATCCAACCATTTTTCAAATCTATAAGCAAATATATATTCACCTCTCTTTTCTTCACGTGCTTTTCCACGAGGAGTTGTCATATATAATATTTAATATATATTTTTTCAACCTCGCCCTGAGCCAGACTTTCCCTGTTACATACGTTGAGAGCAGACTTCATAAACTCAGGAACACATTTATCGAACACATCGCGAACCTGTTGCTTAT